AAATAAAAATTGTTATATATTTGACCTATAATTAACAATTAAATTTATGTAATTATGGGTACAAAACCGAAACACGATGCAAATGAGGTATTTATAAAATATCTAGGATTCGTAAAACAGGGATTCAACAGAACAACGGCCGCAAAAAAATGTGGTGTTGGCAGAAGTTATCCCGAAAGGAATTTCACAGCGGAACAAAAGGCCGAAATTGACCAAGAGTATCACGCTCAAAGTTATAGAGGTATGACAAACAGGCCGCCAGGAATGTAAAATTAACCCCCGAAAGGGGGTTATATTTAGCCTAAATCTATCAAAAACAAAACCTAAATAATAACATTATGAAAGCTAGATTTTCAATTTTCATTTTTCTGATCGGGATGATCAGTTTGATGAACGTAAGTTGCTCAAACGACAATGGGCAAAAAGAAAAAATTGGTAATGGTGAACTCAACAAATTCGGTGATTTACCCTTCGTAAATGTAAATCCTAAAGACACAGATTATCAAATGTTGGTGGACTTTAGTAATTTCATCATTGACAATTCCCTTAATGATAACAATGAATGGGTTGAAATGAGCCAGGACCACATGCAAAGTTTCTTCAATGAATATCCCATTGATAAAAGGCCAAAAGTAGAATGTCACGAACATTGTTCATGTTGTCCTTCACAACATTTAGTCACAGTTCATCATAATGGTAATCATTACCAAGTATTAATCGAAAGTGGTAATCCACCTAAAGTAATATCGATCGTTAATTTCGGAATCCAAAGTCCATGTGGTGTTGACCTTTGCCCATAAATTAATAAAAAAATAAATACTTATAAAAACCACACTATATCGGTGTGGTTTTTTTATATAAATTTGACCATTATTAATAATTTAAATCATTTAAACATGAAAAATCTATTTTGGGCATTATGCCTATTACTGACGGTATCGATGACCGCCCAGGTCACGGGACCAATCATTATCACTGGAAAAGGTAATTTGAAGAGTACACCGACACACGCAGTCACGGACACGATCGCCACGGGTGTGACAGAGTATCAAAACGGAATCATCCGTGAAACGAACCAGCATGTCACGATTCAAACAACCTGGACAAAGATTTCCGGAACGGCTGGTGGAACGGCTACATTGGAAGGAAGTATTAACGGAGTGAATTATACCGTTGTTCCTGGTTCTGCATCGTACACAGTCACGGACACCGCCACGCAATCATTCACGTGGGTATTATCACCACCACCATTTCAATACTACCGTGTCAAGGTTGTTCCAAGTGGCACCCAATCGGTAAAAATGGTCAGCGATGTCCTGGTCAGGAAGTTGCCATAAACACAGGAGCATAAAACAAAAACCGCGTCAAGTGAAAATCATCCTTTCCGACGCGGTTTTTTCATGTCAAAAAATCACATACATTTGTTGTGTAACATTATAACGGGAAAGTAATGAAAAAGAACCAACCAAATACCGCGCTATTGGGAAACCAATTTTGGAAAATGCGATCAAAACATGGTCGTGATAAAATATTCAAAGAACCACAAACATTGTGGGATGCCGCATGTGAATATTTTGAGTACACCGACGCAAGAAACACATGGGACAAAGAAGATTTTAGGGGAAAAGACGCCAAAAAGGTAACAATCAAAAGAAAAATTCCCTACACGCTTTCGGGGCTTTGTATTTTTTTAGGTGTAAATGAAGATTATATCACTGACTTTCAGAATGATATAAAAGACAAAGCAAAAAAAAATAAAAAGGATAAAGATTTTCTCCGTGTCATCGCGGATATAAGGGCGATAATTTGGACGCAAAAGTTTGAAGGTGCCAGCGTTGGCGAATTTAATTCAAACATCATTTCGATGGAATTAGGAATGAAAGCCAAAATCGAAGCGAACCACACATTTGAACAACCGTTATTCCATGAAGATGGTGAAGATGGTGTAAAAGACTAAATCCGGATGAATAAAGTTGTTCGACGCGTCGATGGGTTTATGTACACAACAGCCATTAAAAGGCTACGGAAAATGCGAAAGCGGATTCGTGTTGTGCCTGGTGGAACATCCGCCGGGAAAACTTATGGAATCATCCCAATATTGATCGATCGTTGTTGCAAGGAAAAGAAATTGTCCGTTTCCATTGTGTCCGAAACAATGCCGCATTTGAAAAAAGGCGCCATCAAAGATTTCCAGGACATAATGATGGCCACCGGCCGATGGAACCGGAAGCATTGGCACGATTCCGATAAAAAATACACATTCCACCACAAAGACGGTAGTACATCATATATCGAATTCTTTTCCGCTGATGATGAAGGCCGTGTACGTGGCCCGCGTCGTAAAATACTTTACGTTAACGAGTGCAACAACTTGAAGTGGGAAACATTCTACCAAATGTTTATCCGGACCGATGGTGATGTTTGGTTGGACTATAACCCAACGGGCGAATTTTGGGTTGACACGGAAATATTGACAGACAAAGAAGATACCGAACTACTACGTTTGACTTACAAAGACAATGAAGCATTGTCGGCCACCATCATCAAAGAGTTGGAGAAAAACCGTGTCAAGGCGCTAACATCGAAATATTGGGAAAATTGGTGCCGGGTTTACCTGGATGGATTAACCGGTTCATTGGAAGGCGTAATCTTCAACGATTGGTTGCAAGTGGACAACGTGCCACCTAATTCACGATTGGTTGGATATGGAATGGATTTCGGTTACTCAAACGATCCAACGACATTGATTGCGGTGTACATCCACAATGGCCAATATTATTTCCATGAAGTGATTTATCGTGTCGGATTAAAAACCCGTGAATTGGCCGATTTGATGAAGGAATGCGGCGTGTCCAAAAACGTGCCGATTTATGCCGATTCAGCGGATCCGAAAACAATTGGCGAATTACAGGAATATGGGTTCAAAGTTACCGGCGCGAAAAAAGGTCCGGATTCCATCGTTTTCGGGATCGACATTTTGCAGTCGCACAATTTCTTTGTGACAAAGGAATCAACCAATTTAATTAAAGAATTGCGTCTTTACGAATGGGACATCGAAAAGAAAACCGGGAAACGATTGAATGTACCGATAGGAATGTGGAATCACGCAATTGACGCGATGCGTTATTTCGCACTGATGAAGATGTCCAAAAAGGCCGGAAAAATTGTGGAAGTCACTTATTCATAAAACTGGTATCAAAAAAATACTATATTTGCATTATGTAACCGTGGGGGTAACATAAATACCGTCATTGACAATTAGATTTGTCTTTGGCGGTTTTTTATTGTAAAACCAAAATAATTTGAAAATAAAACAAAAATTGTTTGCATACAAATAAAAATTGTTTTAATATTGCTGAACGAAACAACAATTAAAAACCAATTATCATGAAAAACACAGTCAATGAATCCAAAGTGCTTTTTAATTTCATAACCTATAAACAAAAATTTAGGGGTGGCACACGCATAATTTATCGTACAGTGGTTGGCAAATCAATACTTGAAGCCGGAAGCCTTGAACAATTAAAAGTATTCGTTGAAAATCACGTTGAACCAACCGAAGGAACATTTAAAGACTAAGGCGATGGGACAACTTGAAAAACACGAAAAAGCAATTCGATTGTTGAATGCAATTTCGGAATGCGAAAGCATAATTTCAGAACATCAAAATTATTTTACAAATGTTCTGCGTCGTGGTGATGGATGGCATGAAAACAGAATTATAATCATGACAGCCGTTAAAACCAAAATCGAAAACTATTACAACAAATCATTTAAAATTTAGTGTCATGAATTACGAAAATTACATACAAGAAAGGGAAATTATCGAAAACAAAATTTCAGAATTGAAATCCGAGTTAACATTATTAAGGGAAAATTTTATCGAGAAAAACAAAGAATTTTCACAAGGTGATAAAGTTTCGGTAAGTGACAGATATGGAACTCAAAACGGATTCGTTGTTGGAAATGAAATCGGATATAGAAACAAGGTTGAGCCAATTATAATGAAGGAAAAAAAAGATGGCACACAATCACAACATCGTTTACATCCATTCGGTGATGTAACGATAAAAAAAATAAACTAATGAAAAAGTCAATTAAAATAACAGTAAATGCGGTGTTGTTCATAGCATCGTTCATTTTTGGTGTAATCTTCATCGATAGGCTGGACAACTACGAAACACCATTCGGTGTCACATGCATCATCGTAATAGCATTAGT